TGTTGAAGTTGACGTTTTATTGTAACGTAATTCTTTATTTTACTACTATTAAGAGGGTATGTTTTTGGTAAATTCGCCGCATATTTTATAACGTTATTTACCATATTTTTACCAAACTTACCGTACAACTTTTGTGCTTCATTTCGGAGAAGTTTTTTCTTAAGTGTATTTTCTTGGTTAAGTTTCATGTCTTTTACCATAGCTTTTTTGATGTCATTCGCGACCATCTTTCTTATAACACCGTTACGTGATGTGACATTAAGAGAATTATTCTTTTCAGCCTTATTTAATTGTTTTTTTACTTCGCGTACGTTTTTATCCAAATCCATAACTTTACCATACTTCGTCATCCACTTTTTACCATACATTTTAATAATATCATTCTTGATACCTGTATTATTAATGCGTCGTTTTTTATTTACAATATTTCTATTTCTTTTCAAAAGAGCTCTTTCCATGTCGTTTGCAAGTGAATTTGGTGTATTAGGTGTATTAGGTGTTTTCGGTTTATTTTGAAGTTTTTGGCAAAGTGTTTTTACAGTATCCTTATCGTCAATCGTGATACCCTTAGATAATGCCATCGCAACGAGTTGGTCCTTTTTCATTGTTCGACACAATTTTCCATCTATTTTTAAGTTTGATGTACCTTTCTCAATCGCATCCAGTGCCGAACATATAACATTTTTAGTATTTTTTTCACGTATCCCGACAACACCCAACTTTTTAGCAACGTCGAGTAAAACGGGTTTTGTAAGTCTAACACACTTACGCCCACCTATTTTCATAGTACCATCTTTATCATAAGAAATAGAAACGTTTTTAGATGGAGCCTTTTTCTTTTTCGATGTAGTTCTTTTCTTTGGGATTTTAAAACAGCAATCTGATCCCTGTGGGTTTTTACGAACTTCAAAACCATTTTTACATGGTGGACGACGTGGTTTAGGGCACGTAGACGCTTTTATACTTTTCAACACAGGAAGTTTTGGGGCATTTACATTACGGTTTACCAACCCCATAGTGTACCCTAAAACATGGAGTAGTTTTACCATATCAACACCTACTTTATATGCCTTTTCGAGGTCATCCGGATCACTTTCACCTTGAACTTGAACGACACCCGAACCAAGTTTCCCGGATTTAGTCGATAGAACAAAATTATGATCTTTATGCGTCATGTATAAAAAAGGTGTCATTTCAGACTCGTAACTAACACTTTGTGCTTTTACCGGATTTTGTTGTGAAATTCTTGATAAATCAAAGTTTACGTTTGTATTAAAGAACCCTGCAATATTGTTATATTCAATTTCGTTATATAAAAAACCCTGTTTTTCGGTATATGTATCAATTAAATATTTACGCAAAGCTTCGGGTTGCCTTTTAAGATTTTTAGACCCTAAAAATCCACCCGAAAATCGAATTTTACCATTACTGTAAATAACAAACGTGAATTTTTTACTTTCAGTTCCATCCATGGCGTATCCACTCAACTGTACTGAAAAGAAGTTTTTAGTTAAATCACCCTTTAAACCAAAATTAGACGTGTGTATAGCACCCGTCTGAAACCTTCCGAAATATCCTTTAATCTCATTAAGATCGATGCTTAAAGAAGGTGCTATTTGAGCGTGACCTTTTGGTTTTTGTTTTAAAATGTATTGTAAATTTACACGTTTTTCAGTCGTTGAAAACTTTTTATTTACAAGAACATTATACATTCCTGGATGAAAAATTCCAATTTTAAGACCACCTTTTACAGTAGGTGCTACCACTTTGGATTCTGACTGAATAGATATATTCGAATTTTTTACAAATTGCCTGGGATCCATATCTTATTCTATTAGGATATTTTATTTAATAATCGTTACTTATTTCCTGGATCTCATCTTCATTTACTATATCAAGTCCAAATATAAATGATTGTTTTTTGCATAATCTACCTTTGTATGTCAATTTGTCTTCTCTAACTTCTATATCACGCTGACTAAATGGACCAACGTAAAAATCTTGTGTAAACCGTGGTTTTCCAAGATTATTTGCTTGACAATGTGAATTAAATAATGCAACAAAATCTTTCTGAGGACAGCATAACTCTGACCCATATTTTACAGCAGTTGACTGTAAGAAGTTTTCGAGTGTGTTCGCTACCGTTGCAACCTGTTTCTGCACGGTTTTAAAATATTCTGGTACAACATTCCAAATATCCTTATCTGCATATTTTTGTGAATATTCGAGATATGCACGAATACATTTTTGAAGTATGATAGGTAATTCGGTATCAAGTTTATATTCGAGTGTTGGATCTGCATTTTTAACCTGTTTACCAAAATTCCATGTGAGGATACGACGCAAAACACTACCTGAGTTATCTTTCCAATCTGGAATTTCATTCCCTCCAAGTATACCTGGTGTTCTCCATTCAAACGATTTAGCTTTTTCGTGCTTTACTGCTATAGAAACATCTTCACCTGATACTATAGACTGAAATTCAGCCTGTTCAAGTTGTAAATCACCTTTTACTTCGGGTGCAATAAACATGAAAGCATCGTAAATAGAAGATAAACCAAATTTTTTCTCTACGTTATTTGAAAGTGTACTCACATCATCCGCGTTATAAAATTTACGAAAAACTTTCGTTATAAGGGTAGATTTACCAGAACGCGCGATACCTTTTAAAAACGGTATAATTTGCCATGTATCCATATCACTTACATTAAAACATAAACGTCCTCCCATAACATACATCCATTTAGATACTTCCGAATCAAATTTTTGATAATCGAGTATAGATTGAAAAAATGGTGTTGGTATATCATACCAATTTTCTAAATGGTCATAGTCTGTAAATTCTTTATCAAAGTATTTACAACTTACAACGGTCTGATCAAGGTTTTTAAATTCACGTGAATCGTACGTATAAAATCTTGATTCATATAACCCTGTTATTGCAGACCATTCTTTTCCTATAAAAATACCATTTTTAAACGACCATACGTGTCTATTCTTAATAATCTCGGGAAACTGCATATCTTTACAATTTGTTAAATGTCGAATAACATCATTGTATACCGAACCACGCATTGATAAATTTTTCCATAATTCATACCGCGTTTCTTTTTGAGCGACGCCGTATACATATTCCTGAATAGTTTCAACCTGTTTCCAGGCGCGTGTATCCCGTTCTTCGTCTGTTTTAATTTGGGTACAACAATATCCTTTATATCGTTTAATATTCATTTCATATAGGTTTTGTAAACATGCAAGAATAGCTTGTTGATATGGTAATAATTCGTCTATCTTATCAATGGTCGAACATCTAAAAATAGATGGGTCTGATTCAGGGTTTATGGGTACGTACGTTGGATTATTAATTCGTTCATGTATACGCGCGGCTCTAAAAATGATTTGCCATGCATCATCAACCTGATCAATGAGACGGTTTATACGCATAGATATTTTCATATCTTCATCATCTTCTACATCTAAAAGTTTCAAAACTTCAGCCCGATGATACATTTGCCCTAACTGCATTTTTAAACGTTTGTGATTTCCAGAAACAAGTTCAACATCAAACCTAAATGGAATACCCGTTTCGGGGTCTAGATCCTGAGGATTTATAAAATTTTTATATCCAAGTTGGAATGATACCATGCTATTATTTGTGGCATTGATATCCCACATATCTTCCAATTGGGATAGAAGGTGCATAAACTCTTCAGGGTTGAGAGATTGAATCTGGTTAGACCACATAATAGCATTGGATTCGCGTTGATTTGATTCCGAACTAATAAAATGTGTTTCTTCCATTTTTCTTTTATTTACATAGGATTATTTTTCTTAAGTTTATTTTTTTTGTAAATGAGATAACATTTTTATGAAAATTTTATTTTGGATCTCCATCTGTCTTGATATATTTACCAGTGCAGAACATACAGTTTCACCATCTTCGGTCGCAAGTACGGAACTCAACAGGCCACCAATATCCATTTCATATTGTCCATCATCTTCGTCATCTTCGAACATAATATCATCTTCATTTATCATTTCAAGTTCAAGATCATCGATAATAGATTCTCGATCTTCACTTCCATCAATTTCGTCAAATTCTTCATTTTCTTCATTTTCTTCAATTTCTTTAAATTCTTCAGTTGGTTCAAGAAGTGTTTCCTCCTTATCGGTCATTTATATTTACCAGGAAAAATCAAATTGTGTTTTTTCGCGGATGTCACCTGAAAAAAAAATCTTGGTGTATAGTATAAAACAAACAAAATGGCCGGTGGTCTCATGCAACTCGTCGCCTACGGCGCCCAAGATGTCTACTTGACTGGTAACCCAAAAGTCACCTTCTTCCAGGCGGTTTACAAACGCCATACTAACTTTGCGATGGAAAACATCGAACAAACTGTCAACGGTACTGCCGCGTCGGATGGTCGCGTTTCCGTAACGGTCGCCAGAAATGGTGATTTGATCGCGGACATGTACCTTGAATTACAAGCTATGCAAGCCTTCGATGCTACTGAAGATGCCTGGGTCGCGGAATCTGCGATCAAGGATGTTGAATTGTCGATCGGTGGTCAAAGAATTGACAAGCACTACCAAAAGTGGTGGAGATTGTACTCCGAATTGTACTTGGATGAATCCAAGAAGCAAAGCTACGGTAAGATGACTTCGACGACTATCAACGACTCTAAGGTTTACTTGCCATTGATCTTCTTCTTCAACCGCAACCCAGGATTGGCGTTGCCATTGATTGCCTTGCAATACCACGAAGTCAGAATCGACTTTGACTTGTCCAGCGTCTACGGTAACAACTTCGATTCGTTCAAGGTTTGGGGTAACTACATCTACCTTGACACCGAAGAGCGTAGACGATTCGCGCAAAAGGGTCATGAATACTTGATCGAACAAGTCCAGCACACTGGCACTGATGCTTTGGCGGCCTCCGGTTCCACCAAGCAAGTCAGATTGTCGTACAACCACCCAGTCAAGGAATTGGTCTGGTGCACTGACCTTACCTCGAATGTTGTTGGTGACTTGAATGGTCGATGGAACTTTACGAAGACTCCAGTCACTATCTCCACTGCGTCCAACACTCTTCACTCCACTACCAACGCGTTCGTCCAACCATCCTCTGCGGGTGCCCCACAATTGCTCTTGGACTCCACGATTCAATTCGATGAAGACACGTCTGGTCCACTTGACACCTTCAAGTTGGTCCTCAACGGTCAAGACAGATTCAAAGAACAAGAAGGTAAATACTTCAACTCTGTTCAACCATTCGTCCACCACTCTGGTTCCCCAATGCCAGGGATCTACTCGTACTCCTTTGCGCTTAAGCCAGAAGAGCATCAACCAACTGGTACCTGCAACTTCTCCAGAATCGATAACGCGCAAGTTTCGGTTAAGACTACTGAAACTGGCAGAAACCTCCACATGTTCGCCACGAACTACAACGTCCTCAGAATCCAATCCGGTATGGGCGGCCTCGCGTTCTCCAACTAAGCGTCTATTAAGCGTTTAAAAATTTAAAAAATAAATAGAATTTACAATTTAAAAATTAAAATTTAGACCAAATTTTAAAGTTTAACCTTAAAATATTTTTGTACTTTTTCGAGTATGTACCAATTTGCTTCTATTTTTCCCATTTCAATTTTGTTTATGGTATCTAAAGTTTCGCGAATTCTGTGTGCAAGTTCAACTTGTGTATGACTTCTTTCTATACGTATACGTTGAATTTTTTTACCTATTGTATCGTCCATATTGATAGTGATTAGAGTTTAACACCCAAAACTCGACGCAGTTTTTGCATGACGTTGTGATCCGGGATTGATTTACCTAATTCGTACGAAGAGATAATATCTGTTGATACGTTTATAAGACCCGCGAGATCTTTTTGTGTATATTGTTTTGAAACACGCGCCCGTTGGATTGTTAAACCCGTTTCTTTACTTACTTTCTTGTGTGTTCCAGCTAATTCGGCTTCATCCAGTTTCTGTTCCGGTGATTTTCCCGAATATTGACCCCGTTTCGGTAACCTAATTTCTTGTCCCATGAACTTGACATATTTTTCTTTTTCACGCGTTTTATCAATTTTACCACGAATAACGACTGGATCCCAATCCTGATAATTATTCATTTGGGTTAATATACACTTAAAATTTTAAGTAGTGATATAAATATAATGAATTTTATAGTTGGAATAACAGTAACCTTTACCGTACTTGGTGTTATAATATTATCACTTTTCTGTCCAAAATCGTGTTGTGATGATACTGAAACTGAAAGATAAAGAATTACGCGTGTACTATATAAATGGAACCAACATACACATTTTTAATAATTTTTGGAAGTGTGTTTGGTTCATGTGTATTGTTTAATCCCGTGGTTAAATGTTATTATTACTGTTTTCCGTACAATAATAATGAACACGTTGTTGAAATATAAAGATTTTATCGTATATACTAGTAAGTATGATGGAAGTCTACACAGACGGAAGTTGTCTGGGAAACCCTGGTCCCGGTGGTTGGGCGTATATTATAGACGACTTTATAG